GCGATAGTTTGGTTATTTATAATTGAAAGAGGAGAAGAAACAAACAAGCCTGTGCCACCTGCTGTTCCAGCAGTTCCTGCTTGCCCACTATCACCGCCTTTACCTCCGTTACCGCCCATACCAATAATGTAACCGTTATTAGTTAGTGTAACTCCGTTAGGAAAAGAACCAGAAACTGCTAGAGCTGGTGTTGCTGTACTGTTAGATGATAAATAAACACCTGAATTAATTGTTGCTGAAATAGGTGCTGTACCATTCCAACCAGCAGAAAGTGCTAAAGAACGTAAATCAGCATTTGTTTGATTAGAAGCAATAGAAAAACTAAATATATCAATAAAGAAAAGTTTCCAAACATTACTATCTTTTACATAACCTTCTCTTACGTTTGTCCAGACACCGTCCTTTTTAACGTAAATGTTTTGAACATCTCTCCAAACACCATCATGTTTTACATTGATAGCCATTATTAAACCTTATACCAGATGTCACCGTTAGAGCCACCAGAAGGAGCTGATGTTGAAACAGTCCGAGCACCTACTGAATTACTACCTACTGAGTTACCGTTTACTGTGCTACTAGTTAATGTAGCTCCTGTAATAGTAGGGCTAGTTAAAGTTTTATTTGTTAATGTAGTTGTTTCAGATCTTTCAATTACAATTTCTGTTTTAACAAAAGCTGTATTAGCAATCTGTGTAGTATTAGATCCACTAGCTGCTGTTGGTGTTACTGGAGATCCTGTAAATGAAGGAGATGCTGTATCTGCTTTAGAACTAATAGCAGAAGCAATAGCATTAAACTCACTGTCAATCTCCGTGCCCTTAACAATCTTACCTGAGTCACCTGAAGGTAATGTATCTTTAGTAGCGAAGTTGGTTGCTTTTGTATAATTACTCATGTCTTATCCTTAAATCAATGTCTTACCGGCTTTTAATCCAAAGTCAATCTTTTGAATCGACAAAGGAGCGTTGTTAATATCAGCTTCAAATCCTAATTGAACTACTTTACCTGAACCACCGGCGTTAACTTGAGCACTGTCAAGAGCCATGCCGTTAGAATAAGTAGCAATATTATATTGACCTACACCATATTCAAACACAGATAAAGTATCTAGTGCTACAACTTGTGTATTATAGTTACTTGTGTAATCAAATCCCCATTTAAAAGCAATACCCTGTGCTGAACCACCAATAGCAACTAAGTTAATCTTTTTCATTATCTTAGTCTGTGCAGGATTATCAAAGTCAAAGTAGTTAGTATAATAAGATAAACGATACGTAATACCATTATCTTGATACCCGCTATACTTACCAATATAACCCGGCTTACCAATGTATAACTCTTTAGTTGTTGTTAAATTAAAAGCTGTTGGTTTAATATCTTTCCAAATTGTAACTCGAGCACCACCATTTTCTAGAGAACCTCTTGTATCAAAACAATAAGTAAAACCTGTAGATGGTAATGCTAATAAGTATTGAGCATCTGTAGGATAATATACAGCTTTGATGTACTTCAATACTTCACTATTGACGTTGCTTAATAGACCGTCACGTACATTTTTAGACACATCTCTAAACGGTAATGATTTCTCTTGTACCACACGCTGTAAAGATTGAACACCAGTAGATGCTAAGAACATTAAGTCTGTACCAATAGAAGCTACAGAATCTCTAGCAATACAACCAATACCTGTGACAGTATCTTTTAATGTTAACGATGATGGATCTACTGGGTTCTCATAAATTACAATATGCTTCTCACAGAATATAATTAAGAATCCGTTATGATCTGCAAGAGCTACAATAGGATCATTGTTAGGAACAACTTCACTAATGTTTAAGTATCCTGAAGTACCTGTCTTCCATTCAGTCGGATCTAATAAGTCACTGAAGTATACAGTCTGTCTATCATTAGCAATGTCAGCAACCCACACACGACCATAAGCAGTCATCACTACGTTAGGAGTAAAATCAGTAACAGTATAGTTACCAGGTAAGTTAGTAGCAATATCGCCTAATCTTTGTAAACCATAAGAACCAGTATGAGCATGAGCTGCAGCACCTAGTTTATGATAAACTAATATAGGATGTCCAGCTTGTGCTAGGATAGCATGACCTGAAGGTGTTGCTCCTGTGTCATAAGGCATACCACTGATCTGCCAGTTATCATCAGTAATAGCATAAGTTAAATTTGCTGTATTAGTACTATTTCGTACAGCTAGTTCAGTAAGTGTTGTAGTACCTACGTATAGTTTATTATTAGCTGCTGACAACACAACACTGCCGTCATCTTTAACAACCTCATAGATAGCTCTAAAACTACCTGTAGATGCAGCTGTAGTGTTTACTTTAGACCAGCCTTTACGAGCACCGATACGACCGTACTGGTCAATGACGCAGTTAAAAGCCTCTAAAGCAAAACCACTAGATAGCTGTACCGAACTATCTTGGGTGTTTAACCCATAGAATCCGGGAGCAGCGATCGAGCCTGTGAGTAGTTGTTCAGCCATTACGAAGCCATCCATTCACCTTCTTCAAGGTATCGACTACTTTCAATAGCAATAGCATCTGCTAGTGATTGGTTATACAATGCATACATTTCACCTGAAGTGATACCACCGTCTTCACCACGTTCAGCAAAAGCTCTTGCACATGCGTTAAAGATAACAGGTTCATGCGGTACTAATAGTACGTCAGAGTTAGCAGATAAAGGTAACTGTGGTTTAATGACGTTAAAACGAATGTTATAAACACCGTCAGGAATAGGATATAAATCTACCTGAGTATCACCGTTAGTGTCTGTACCGTTAAAGTTGTAGTATCTTGGTGACCCTTCTTCAGCACTAGTCATCAAGAATAAACGGTTCATTTCAGAGACTGTTTGATACTTTAAGAAAAAATCATCAGTATCATTGATAACGTCAATCATTTTAAATCGTTGACCTGAGCCAACTAGAACATAGTTAAAAATACTACCAGTTGTAGTTGCTGATAATGTATCAGATAAAGCGTTCCATGAATAAGAATCTTCTACTTGTCGTTTAGCATCGTTAACGAAATCACCTATCATCTTAGAATAGGAGTTATCAGCTACGGAAGAAACTTCACTCTCTCGTAGTCTGCGTAGTACCGAATTAACTAATTGAATATATTGCATTATAGTCCTTATTTCCGTATATTATAACATACTTTATTCAAAATGTCAAGCTTTATTTCTTCTTTTTCTTACTTTTTCCTGCTGTTTGCAGTGCAATAGCAACGGCTTGCTTCTGTGGTTTACCTTCTTTAACCATCATACGGATGTTAGAAGATACTGTTTTATCTGACTTACCTTTTTTGAGTGGCATATTATCCCTTTACCATTTAACTTTATCAGCCCAATACGCAGCTGACATTTTACCTTTGGCAATGTTCTTAGCATGACGGTCTTTAAAGGCTTTATTCCTTGCTGATCCGTC